GTACTATTTTTCCCAGGTATCGTCAAAAGGAGTTTCAATGAACTCTATACAATTCTTACTATTTCTCGTAATTCTGTTTTTGTTCTGGCATTATATTAGTTTGCTTTTTGTATCCTATCCACTGGCTACAGTCTTGCTGCTAATTGTAGCGGGGTTGTACGCACTCGTAGAACAAAAATAATTCTTGACATTTTTGTTCTCTGCGTGTATAATATGTGTATAAATTTTTGGAGAAGATTATGCTATATGTAAGTGGTGCGTATGGACGTAGATACTTTGGCCCGAAAGATGCAAAAGCGGATTGGAATGCCGGTAAAGACTTTCTTATGTACGAAGGTGGGTACATAAACAAATCAGATTGGCAGAAATACGCTCGCCTTGATTTAGTATACTTTCAATCCGTCAGTCCTTCTGGGAACATCTTCTCTTGTTGGTTAGAAAAAGATGCCCCACTATAGAAAGTACATCGAAAATAAATGGTTTATAGTTCCTCATTGTAGAAACTATCAATGGTATTGGGGGTACCGAAAAGTAAGAATGAAGAAACTTCCATATTGGGAGAAGCAAAAACTTATAGAGAGAAATGCAAATGTTGAAAAGACAAACAATACCTGAAGTACTATTTCACACTCGAGTTCATAGTATGGTGGACGGAAAGTACCACTGGAAAGACGTAAGTACTTGGGATATTTTCGCAGGTAGAAAAATTCTTTTGTTCTCCCTGCCGGGCGCTTTCACGCCAACTTGCTCTACCTATCAACTGCCTGACTTTGAAAAAATGGCCCCAGAGTTCTATGCAAAAGGTATTCATGCAATTTACTGTATCTCAGTAAACGATACATTCGTAATGAATGCATGGGCAATGGCAAACAATTTAAAAGAAGTAAAAGTAATTCCTGACGGCTCGGGTATCTTTACTCACAAGATGGGAATGCTAGTATCAAAAGACAATCTTGGATTTGGACAAAGGTCCTGGAGATATGCTGCTTTAGTAAAAAACAAAGAAATTCTGCATTCTTGGGTGGAACCCGGGATAAAGCCAAACGCAGAAGATGATCCTTATGGAGAAACTTCACCTCAAAAAATATTAGGAGATTTAGATGAGTTACACTTTTAATAAAAGTCCGGACTACAACAGTTCTGATAAAATCAATGTAGACATTCGAATTGAAGAAGATGATGTAAGTATAGAAACTATGTTTACTCAATTTAATATGTTTCTTCTTGCTTCTGGGTACTCTCAAGCGGATATTGACAAGCACATCTGGAATCTTGCAGATAAGATAGAAGATGAAGTAACAATCAAAGTTCCGCCGAAGTATAGCTACTCTGACTTATAATGTATCATTTAGTATATGATGATGACCAGATACATGGCATATATACTTGTGCTCATTACGCAGACTGTGCCTGTAGGTTTATCAAATCAAAAGATATTCCAAGTCCAAATCTTACCGTTCGACAGTTGCATATGAATGAGGTAGATGGAGTAGATGTGGAGATAATATCAAAACTTCTAATGCTTAAACCAAGAGCCGAATGAGGCTCTTTTTTTATGATATGAAAAGCAAAAATATTTCTTGACAAAATTGTTACAAAAATGTTACAATTTTATTACAAAATGATATTTTTCATTTTGACTTTTTATAATTTGTCGTGAGACAACGGAAATCGTCGTGATGATGATAGGAGAAACGTATGAAATATTGTATAGCAGCACTGTGCCTAGTGTTTGCAGGGGCAGCATACGCAGATAAGGAACAAGCAGTAGTTGTTCGAGATAAGAATAATAATTTTTATGTAGTAGTGTATGATTGTGGAACACCGGCAGTAAAAGTATGGCTTCGAGGAGCCGCAGAGGTAGGAGAGATTATTCGTATTCGTGATAAGCGAGACCGGACAAGGCTCTGCACTATCACAGAAGTAAAAAAATTAGTATAAAGAAAAGGGGCTTATCGCCCCTTTATCAGTTTTAGTAGAAATGTTCTGGATTTAGTATGATAGGTATAAGATTCGGTGGTCTGTAGCCCGGGCCTTTCATTACTTTTCCATCTTCTCGATGTATAGGCTTACCATCCTGTCCCAGCTTGCTCATGTTACTACGATGAACCTCTCTATAACAAGTATCAAGATCAATACCAAATGCATGACCGGCTCCGTAAGTAACGTACAGAATGTCTGTAAGTGCATCTGCGATCTCGACCAAGTTTTCTTTATTAAGTGCATCCAGTAACTCCTCCAACTCCTCGCGTATAAGTTCATATCGCAGGTCTCTCGTTTTCTTTTCTGGTAATGTAGCTCGTGTATGTACATCTTGACCAAATGCCCTCATGAAATCTCTAGCTTTTTCGAAGTTTGTTGCCATTTACTCTCTTTCTCTCCCTAACTAATGCAGCACGCTTTGCTTTTGCTTTTGTTTCTGAAGGTTTTTCATAGTATCTACGTTCTTTATACTCAAAAACTCTTTCTGAGTACAAACGCTTGAAAACTCGCAGTGCTGCTTCAACATTATTATTTCTTACTTTAACTGTCATTTAATACTGCTTTTTTACGTTCAGCAGGAGGCAGTCCCCAGACTGTTCTTGCTTCCGCCTTGTGTCCTGCCTTGTCTACAACAAGCATTACACGCTTTCCTTTTATCCAAGCATCTACTTGGTTAAGTAGACGTTTCATGCCTTTACTAGTACGTGCTTTGGTAGTACGACGTTCGCCTTTGCTAGTGTAACCACCTTTACCCATACGCTTTTTCTTGCTCATATTGTTCCCCTTTTTATAAAAGCATCGTATTTAATATCTAAAAATTTTCCATAATCTGTAGTAATGTAGTGAGTGCTATTTCTCCACATTTCTACAAGTTCTGTATCAAAAAGAGTTAAAAACTCATCAAAGCTCATTCAGTAATTCCTAAAAAGAGGCAAGTAATTAAAAATATTGCGCTGATAACAAATGCTGTATCAATTATTAGTTCCATGTTTAAAATACCAACCTCTCTTTTTAAGGTAATAAACTTGTGATGTTATTGACTGTAGTGTTCGCTGTGGTAGTAGCTCCAGGAGCTTTTCTTTATCGACAGTATAGTAATTGTCTCTTAGTAAGATACGTTCTTGCACTGACCACGGTTTTTTAACATACTTTTTCATAGTTCTTATTATACGAGAAAATGACCTGGAAGTCAAGAGATATTTTTTACCTCGCTTCCAAAAAGTTCTTGACATTTTTGGTATCTTTTGATATAATATTCGCTATAGGATAGTTCCATTCCGAACTAAGTTACGGAGAAAAAATTGGCTACAACGGCTGAAATTGCAGTATTTGTGTTTTGCCTTATAGGGTGTGGCTACCATTGCTGGGCCCTAGGTAAACGTGAAGGAATAGAAGGAACTGTTCAGTACTTAATTGATACTGGTGTGCTCACAGTAGAGGACGAAGTAGAAAGTTAGTATAAAACCTTTTGATTCGATGAAGTAACGAATTGACGGATGGACACGGGTTTGAACCCCGTCGCCTCCACCATAAGCGGTCTCGCAATCTTACATGGGTCTAGTGTTGGGTTGTACTTGGAGATAGACTCCCAAGTTTTAGAGTCTGCTTATGATGGGGGCGTTTTGAATTCGACAGACGGACAAGGATATTATGGAGAATCGGTGCGGAAGCTACCTTAACGCAACAACCTTAATAAATGCCAACGACGACATTTATACTACTGCTATCGCTGCTTAATAGTTGACGAAAAGCGGGGTTCGGGGAGCCTGGCAACAGAATTCCCCATGTCTTTAGGAACCCCTATGAAACTATTAGCATTAGCTAGTTTACTTCTTACCCTTTCCTTTACTACAAGTGCTCAAGAAGCAGGAATGATCGAATTTGATGTTCCTCCGGGGCCTCTTGCGGGCAAAGCACACTGGTACGCCCTTCGAACTATGAAGGGGATAGAATATTGGGAGAAACCAGCAGTTTTAAGTGATATTACAGAAAATGAGGATGGTACTTACTCTGTTTCAGGAGAACCTCCTATAAGTATTGCTTTAGTATTACACCCTCTTTGGGGAGATAGCAAAGACCCTTGGAGAGTAGCCCTAGATTGGATTCGACAAGCCGAACAACTATTTCGAAATAGTGGAGTACCTCTTCGATTTGTAGTAGAACATATAGAAACGAATGAGGATTTCCCAGATAGTAAAAAAAGTGCACATGATTGGTTAGTAGGAGAAAGAACCCGCTTAGTTAACACTCATGGTGTAGATATGGTTGTAGGACTTGCATATCATTTTTTTGGAGATCCTCTCTGCGGGGTCGCAACAATGGGAAGATACGACTACTACTATGCGGGAATTGTTTCTGTTTCAGGATGCGATGTAAAAACATTAGCTCATGAGATGGGACATAATTTCGGATTAAATCACGATTTTAAAACTGAAGAAAGAGGAAATACAGGATACTGTATTGTCGGAGAGTCGGGGTCAAGTGAAACTTGTTCTAAAGGAACAATTATGGCTTACTCTCAAACAAGAGTACCCTTTTTCTCTAGTACTGCACATACATATAAAAAAGACCTTTTAGGAATAGAAGGTAAAGATGCAGTAGCTTATTTAAATAAAGTAAAAACAGGAAGAGCTTTGTCTTATGAACTAAGAGCAGAGTATGATTCCTATTTAATACAACCAGACGAAATAGTCTCTTGTGAAGCTGTAATTACAGACTAGTCGTGAGACTATAACTCGTCGAGATGACGATAGGAGATATAATGAAAAATCAAGAATCACAGTTATTTCGCCCACTTAATACTATTGGAATCTATTTTCTAACAGTATGGGTTGGAGCGGGGATGTACTTCTCGCTAGCAGGAATGTAAATGAATAGAGATGCCGTTTACCAACAATTGATGATTGATGAAGGAGTGGAGTATAAAATTTATCAAGACCACTTAGGCTACTTAACTTTTGGAATCGGACACCTAATACAGGACTGTGACATTGAATCAGGACAATCATTAGGAAGTCCTGTTAGTGAGGAACGAGTTCGAGAAGTTTTTGAAAAAGACCTTAACCTTGCCATTGCTGAGTGTAGTGCTTTATATGGACAAGGAACTTTTGATCGATTACCTGGAGAAGTCCAAGAAATCTTAGTTAACATGATGTTCAATATGGGACGCACTCGACTTTCTAAGTTTAAAAAATTCAATGCAGCAATTGCAGACAAGGACTGGGCAACGGCAGCAGTAGAAGGCCGAGACAGTCTTTGGTATCGGCAAGTAACAAATCGCGCTGAAAGATTGATGGTACGACTAGAAAATATTGCTTGACATAACAAGTTGTTTGTAGTATAATATATGCTTCTGTTAGGAGTATACCATGAACCTTTTTTATCTTGATGAAAATTTAGACAAGTGCGCAGAAGCTCATGTCGATAAACACATTGTAAAAATGCCGTTGGAAGTTGCTCAGATATGTTGCACAACTATCTGGATTGACCTAATCCTGGGATTTGTTCCTCGTGCGCTTACGAAGGAAGAGACAGCTATTTTGAATGAAGCAAAAGCTCCAGAAAAGCCTCTCAAGCCGGAAGAGCGCACTATCACTCCTTACTTACCTATGATGTATAATCACCCATGTACTATATGGGCACGAAGTTCGCTCGATAATTACGAGTGGACTCATTGTTATGGAAACGCACTTGGAGAAGAATATCGTTATCGGTATGGAAAACAACACAAATCAGTTACAGTCATCAACCAACTACCGGAGCCTCTCAAAATGGAGAGACTTGGATTTACCACTTTCGGACTGGCAATGCCGGACGTGCTCAAAGACTATGATAATCCTATACAGTCTTATCGTGACTATTATCATCTCGACAAGGCTACTTTTGCCGTTTGGTCTCACAGACCCAAACCCAGTTGGTGGGACGATGATCTTGCAGACTACGAGAAGAGGATTACAGCG